ACGATCAAGAGAAAGAATGGCAGGTCTATGGCCTTTGCTGGGACTCTTTGAAAGGTGAGCTTTTACACAGCGACCATTTGAAAAAAGACGCAATAGAAGAGGCAATGATTTATGCCTTCGATACTTCGTGCGGTCCTGCGCGAAGCAAAAGGCTTAACATCTTTAGCAAGGCTGGCAAACATTTGAAAACAGTGTGGGCGGCTTAATTCCAACTGATGAGCTGCGGGGGTAGTTCCCCCGCCGAAACCGAAGGGTCTTGGATAACTAACCGGAGATAACAATGGAAGACATTAGACAAAACATGCCAAGCGGATTGACCAGAAAGCAACGCTCTTTACTCATGCAGGCTTATGACATTGCAGAAGGGTTGAACGCCTCCTTTACTTATGACGTTTTGACAAGTGGAGCGCCTACAATTTGTGACAACAATAAATTGATGATTGGGATTATCGGAAACACACCAGAAGGGTATTCTTCCAAAACACTAGGAATTGCAAAGTACAGTTTTATTGCTACTTTTGGAGTTAAGGGCGGAGTTAAAAACGCATCAATTTCTGTTTATCGTGAAGATAACTCTTGTGCAATCCGGTATACCGATCATGAATTAAAATTGTTAGCTAAAGACTTTGATTTTTTTCATGCCATGTTGGAATACAAAGCAAAAAAGCAGGCATTGGAATCTATTCAGGACTCGAATGTATTTGATGTTTTTGAAGACGTAAGCAAAGAGTACGAAACCGAAGAATGCTCACTTCAACTCGATGTACGCGCCGAAAAATGGGAGCAAGCTTTCTACAGGGCTTACATGGTTAAGCATGGTATCAGCGTTCTGGATTACCATGGTCAAAGATTAAGACAGACGCTTTGGAGTATCTATAACCTGTTCGGGTCTGCTCAAGCTGATCTGGAGATGCTGAAAAGAGTGGAGGCTTAGGCCTCCTCTTTTTTGGCCATCATCTTACGCACATAATCGTTGTAGTTGTCGTTAAACATACGCTCCCACCACTGTTGCCAAGTTAGACGCTTAGGCGTCTTCAGGCTTCTGCGGTTCCACACAAAACGAGCAGCGCAATACTTACGCTCCTGCGCCCAGATCCTTTCTTGCTCCTCAGTAGAGATCACTGAGTTCTACCGTTTGTACCCCAGACACATTGAACGGTTTGTAGTCGTCACGATCCTTGCAGTCAATGATGGTTTTAAGTGCCTGCTCGTTTCTAGCCCTGCCATAATCAATAGCCTCTTCACTCAGTGTATAAACCGCAAACGGATAGGGATGCGCCTTCTCTTGCGCTAAAAACATAAACTGATCCGCCTGAAGGTCCAGAGCCTTAGCAGCATCGAGATACAGCGCAGCCTGCATATGATAGTTAAAGTTATTGATCGCGCTCTTAAATCCTCTGGGAGAAGCGTCACGGGCAGTCTTTAGATCCCAGACGTTCTGGCCGTCGTACCAATCCATTCGAGCCTTGAAGGGATGGTTGTGCCAGTGAAAGCAAAGCGTCAGCTCTACCTTGTGTGTTTCATGTGGAACATATTCTTCAACAATGCTCCTGCGCTCCATACAGACATCGTACATGTCCTGCTTGACTGGTGATCGATCGCCTATGCTTGCTTTGAAGTCTTCGTATTCTTCCTTGCCAGCCTTAGTCCTGCGGTCCACGTTAGGCTCTATCACAAACTCATCATCAAACTTATCAATCTCCAGAAAGAGGGTGTGTTGTAACCGCCCCTCGATCAATGCAGGCGATTCCTTCATAGGAAGCTCATTCTTCCACTTGTATGGACACTTGATGACTGTGGTTAGATCGTGAGATCGATAGGCAGGTATCGAGGCGTACTCCTCGTAAGGTACATCTTCATAAAATCCAACTTTAAAATCCATGGTTACTCCCCTGTTAAATTATGCGCTGGTTGATGCAATTGGCCTGATGAAAATTCATTGCGGCAAGCAGGCACTTCATCACATCCGTTACTTTAAAAGTTCAGTTACGAACTAAGGAATTTGGTCGGACGCCAGCGCTCCCCCGACGTTTACCCTGCCTCATTTATCATTGCGCGGATCATCGCCTGTTGCAAATCTTGTGTACCAAGACGCTTTACGCAAACAATCTGATGAGCTGTCTTTTTTGCCATCACGCCACAAGTATTTAAACGCATTTATCTTGGCGTAAACCTTAACTGCTTCTATTCCAAATGCAGATACCATCGCGTCAATGCACTCAATTTCGCCGTCCTTGTAGTGGGCCGGAGAGTTAACTGGGTCAGGTTGATTTTTTTTTGGTCGTCCTCTTTTTTTCTTCTGTGCTTCCATCTTTATTTTCCTTATCGAGTAGTGCCTCGATTAGTTGTTCAGCTTCTTCTTCATCAAGCTCTATGGTTATGGTTATCTTCCTGCTCAAGCAGTTTGCCTTTGAATGTATCTCTTGCGAACCTCGCCCCAACCTTTGTCAGCCGCCTGCTTAAAGATCCATGGCAGGCTAACAACCTGTCCTCCGGGCATGTGAAATTTTGTTTTATCTTTAGCGTCTTGCACAAAAACAAAACCGCCAACCTCTACGTTAAATCTGCCATCCTTGATTGCAGACTTTGTTCGCAAATATCTGGTGCTGTTTCCTTTGCTTGGATACCCGCTCATTCTTTACCTCTCAATTAGTTTGTAAAAGCGCTGCGCTCTGAGGGTTCGCCGGAGATATGAAAACAACCCCCCCAGAGCAACAGCTAGGAACTAAAACGGAATGTTGTCGTCGTTCTTGTCGTTAGACGATAAGTCAGCCAATCCGCCGCCTTGTTGTGGCGCCGGAGGCGGAGTGGGCGGTTTCGTTCCCTGAGCCTTCTCTACTTCCTGAGAAGTAGTAATCTCCTCTTGCAGCCACGGAGGAAGTGTCTCAAAAATATCACACATTTTCTTGGACTCTTCTGAGCTTTCGCCTGTCCATTCCTTGCAATATATTTCAACATCGAAGTCTTCGATCTCGTTAATCGTATCTACCTTCTTGGCGCCGCCATCTGGTTTGTACAATGAGTCAACAGCAGTCTTGCCTTCAGTACCATACTCGATTATCTCAATCTCACAGGTCACGCCCAGCACGTTGCTCAGCTCAAACCCCTTGACCTCTGCTTCAGTGAAAGAGCGTCCGCGCCAACTCTTTAGGTCTTTGTGCAGCGTTGCGTTCTCATGTAAAGAAGCTGTGTACTTCTTAGACGCTGAGAAAGGACGCCCATCAGCCATGTGAATATCACCCCAAGTCTCTGCATCGTTCTCTACTTGCAGTTGATGGGTAATTTCCCAATAGATGCGTAACTCGCGCTTATCTTTCTCTGGTTGATCCTGCCAGCTTCTTTTGTGCGTTCCCATGTCAATGATCCGATAACACGTTGCCTTGTACCTTCCCACTGGCAGGTTCTCGTAATCACCGCCTCCACCACTTGCTACCATTATCATAAAATACTCCGGTTGTTTGAATTTATAAAAAGTTGTGCTATTTTACACAACTTAGCACATAGCACAAGCCGGAAGATATGAAAATTAAACCACCTAAGAATTTTAAAAATCTAGATAAGCCATTATCTGGAGATGTGCGGTCTGAGTTTATGGACTTTCTGTTGAATCGAGGTTATGAATTTGATTCAAAGAAAGGCCTGATATCAGACGGCAGCATAGGTAGAGCATACATCAATGGCGATTCAAAAAACAAACAAAATGGCTGGTATCAATTGTGGCTCGATCAGGAGGTGCCATACGGAAGAGTCGGAGACTACCGTGTGTCTGCAACTGAGCCAACGTCTGTGTTTCGCCCTGAGAACGCAGAGAAGTGGTCAGACATTTCTCCAGAACGTAAGAAAGAGATAAAGGAAGAAACAAAGCAACGTGAACAACAGCGTAAGGTGGAGCAAGAAGAACATTACAAACAAGGAGCTGCACGCGCTAGTAAGGAGTGGCAACTTGGAGTGCCTTGTGACAAGCATCCGTACCTAGAGAAGAAAAACGTCTGCTCCTATGGTTTGCGTGTAGATAAAAACGGATCACTTATGATCCCGATTGAGAATCAGTTGGGAGAGATTGCAGGCCTGCAAAAGATTGATGGTGATGGCAACAAAAAAATTGAGTACGGATCTAAGAAGGAGAGTAACTACTTCTTTATTGGCAAGAACTTGTTAGATGGCTGCGACAGAATAAATTACGTTGAGGGCTATGCAACTGGCGCCAGCTATTTTGCGGACCATAACCAGCCAGTGGTTGTGTGCTTTGATGCCTACAACCTGTCGAATGTCGCCAAGGTGTTCTTTCCGTTTTTTAAGACCAA